CTCGACCCTGAAGTCATTACGACTTCGGGGTGCCGAACCTGGCGGCGAGGGCTCCTCTAAGGAAGCCCAAGCCGCCAAGTGTGCTCACTGGTCGCTCCTCCTCAACGGGTTCGGGCGGGGTTCGGTACCAGAGGAGGCGGTCCGTCACATGACGAATCAACCGCCCCACTGGTGCCGAAGCCCGCAGGAACCCACCACGGGCCGCGAGCTGCTTGACCTTTCGGTCCAGCCGCTCGCGGACGTCTGAAGCGCGGACCGTAGCTGCCCGTTTCAGGGCAGCTCCGGCCAACGAGGCCCAAAGAGTCCCGCCACCACGGCGGCGCTCGAGGAACTCGGTTGCCGACCCGACTAGGACGAAGTCCCGCTCGGGTTGACCGCGCTTCAGATGAGTGGTCCGGAATTCGGGCTTCTCCAGGATACGATCGGCCTGCTTTGCAGACTTCTCGTACGCCGGAGAGGCGGCCGCGCGCCAGCATGAGGACGGTAGGTCGGCGATCTTGCTCCGGTATAACCCGGAGCCGATCGCCTTCCTCCACTTCACGCTAGCAACGCGGCCTACCCGAACCCCGGGCCCCCGTGGAGTCGGGAGTCCGCCTCCACCGAGAGCTCGTGGGAGGTGCGGTGGCGCGCCCATCGACGCCAGTTTCCGGCCTAGGCCAGGAAACATGACGCGACGGACGCGACACACCGCTCCCCACTGCCCAGAGTGGACGGCGACGGACCAGGCCGCTGGACCGACCGTGTACCAGTCAGGGAGGGACTGGTTCGCCTCCCCCGGCAAACGCCGGGGGGCGCGAACCGCCCACCTGACTGGAATCACGGCGGCCCAGTGACCGAAGTCCGTGGAGAGAACCGGCCGGTCGGCCTTGATGGTACGAACCACCAAGGGGTGGAACTTACACGGAAGGGAAGCATTCAGCTCCCTCTCTATGTAGGCCACCGCAGCAGCCTTCCACGCCTCAAGCCTCTTACGGAGCTTGGGGCGCAGTCGGTCGCTGCCCGTCCAGGCCGGGGGGACCTTCGCGTTCTGACGAACGCAGAAGATCTCCTCTGTGAAGATGCCCCACCGGCGTGACCGCAGGTGTTTACCTGCGCTGAACTTGGCACCGCACTGACGTGCGATGTCCTCGTACAGGGCGACCCTTTCGGGTCGCCACCACGCCGAGAGGTCATCTCCACAGATCCTCTCCGACTCCCGACGCTGAGGAGGAGCACTCCTCGTGACCCCCCGGTCAGGGGCTTCTTTGCTCAGGTCCACCCAGAACAGGTGGACCAGGCAAAGAAGCGGCCACGTCGTCGGGAGTCCCATAAGGACCCCCTTCGACGTGACGATCTCCGAGCCGTCTGGGTACTTCAGTCGGTAGGGCCCGACTGCGTTGTCGAAGAAGATCTCTGGCGTAAGCCAGGGAGGCAACTTCGACACCTCCAACAGACCCGCAATGATCTCCTTTAGGAG